AAGCCTTTACCGTAAGCTAAAAATCTATCCCAAATAGAATCTAATCTTGCATCTAACTTATTAAACTTAATTACCTGTTGAATAAAATCAAAACGTTGCGTACCTAAATTATCTTGTTCAGGAAAGAACTCAACTCCTTGTCTTATCCCAAACATCTTCATTTGAGATAGATGGGCATTAATCAGCATCGTATCTGCTGTGCTATTGCCATCACGGTCTATGACCGCTTTGACCATAGAATCAATTGCAGACTTAGTATTACTATCACTCATGAGTAATTAAGATTTAATCTATTCTTCAATGGTGTAACCAGCGTGAAGACGAACGAGAGTAAGAGTATCTCCTTCCACTTCGACAGTAAATCTCTCACTAGGTTGAAGAGACATGTCATGGCAGAGTTCATCAGAAAGCGGAATGACGACAGAACCGTAAGCATCCTGCTCAATTTCTATAACTGGATAACTAGTAGACATTGAAAGTTTGTAATTCTAGTTTAAATCGTCAATACTCTAACTCTAGTTTTCCTCTGGTCATTAATCCATTGCATAACCAAACGAGAGCATCAACACAGTCATCATGAGAACTAACTCCAAAATTTACAATTTCATCTGTCAAATGAGTGAACTTTCGATACTTATTAAATCTGATTTTATGACGTTCAAACAAACCCATTATACCTCTAAAACGTGCAACTTTATCTCCTCTAAAGCCTTTGACCGCATGCCATAAAACATTATAAAGACCATGCTCACCTTGACATATTCTTTTGAAATCAGCTTCTAATGATGCCTGATATGCAACAGCTTCAGACCAAACATGTATAGAACTTCCTGTTGGAAAATAATTTGTTCCATCTTTATGAACAACTCCCCATTCTTCCATCATTTCCATTAAAGCTTCTAATTTCTCTAGATTCCCCATTATTCTTAGCCTTTTACAATCAATAATATGAATTTTGTCTCCTACTCTTCCTCCCATAACAAAAACAGTGAAATCATTCTGTTCTCTTACTCCTGCTGATAAATCAACTCCTATTCCCATTGCATCGAATTCAGTTGCTATCGAACCTTTTACTATTAAATCTGGTGATAGAGATAACTCACTTGTTTGAACGATCTGATTCTGATACTGAAAACTAAATGCAACTGGAGCTTGTCTTCTTCTATCTCGTAAATAATCTAAAGACCACATCTCTGGCCAGTATGAAATCTCTTCCCCGTTCTTATCAACAGTTATCGCAGATTGTACTATCTGAACCCAATCATTTGATCTAGTAAAAGTACTTTGATGTATATCATCATGACGGAATCGAGTTCCTAAACAAATAGCTCTTCCACCTTCAAACATAGTTGGAACAATAACTGAATTCCAGTTATCTTCCATTGCCTGACGAATATCTCTATTTTTAATATCATCAGCACTTTTGATAGCGTCATCAATAATACAAAGATGTGAACGTTTAGATGTCACAGCACCTTTTAGTCCTGCACAACAAACAGTAAATTCTTCTTCACCAGTAGATTTAATTCCAGCAAATTTCCAATCAATACTCCAATATTCATTTGAATTAATTCCTTTAGCTATTTTCACCATAGGGAATATTTCTCTATACGTTTTACTCTCCTCTATGATTCTTTTAATTGCTGCACTCTTAGGTCTTGCAACATCAACCGTATATGAAATATATAAAACTTTTAATGGTTGTTTATTTACAGCATGAATTCCTACAGACCAAGCTGTATACAAACCTAAAATTGTTGACTTAGCACTTCCTCGTGGAGCTAAAATGTCAATATTGGGACCACCAATCCCAACTAAACATTCACTGTCATCTCCAGTGCATAAATACCGATGCCATTCTCTGTGATGTCTAGCAGGAGGTTTATCTCCAACAACATCACAAAAATATGCAAAGTCTTTTCTAGCCCTGTCAACATCTACAGAAGATGTTTTTTTAACGACTTGTTGTTTAGCAGCGGCTCTCGCAGTTCTGCGATAAACGCTATAAATACTTGTACCTGCCATGCACGTAGCATAGCCTAAGAATTTCTAACTTTCTTCCTGTAATATCTTTGTCCAAACTGCCATAGATGCTTCTTGTAATGGTCCTTCAATTGGATCATCTCTAAAAATAGATAACATCTCACGTAATGCTCTATCTGCACCAGCAAGTATTAAACCTTGTTTATCCATAAGTAACTTTGCATCATCTAGTTGCTTAATTGCTCCTCTCAGTTCCTTTTGCAACATTGCAATCCTTGCAGCTCCCATATCTTGCTTAACTAAACCCATCTTTATACCTTCTCTTAAATTCGCAATATCTTCTTGCATTGCATCTATTTCTGTCTCTAAGACAACACGGAAATTTCTCTTTTTAAATTTCTTTTGAGACCATTTATCACAATCAACAATATTTCCTGTATAACCAAGAAATCTTGCGTAAATGTAAATCAGTGTAGATGTAGAAGTATTTTTACAAAAAGCTAAAAAACATTCTCTATCTTTAGAAGTTAAAGATTCTAACCAATCAGTAAGCCCTTGCTGCACGTTGACCCTGTTCGTAGTCTGTATTCTCTTTATAGCGACGGAACTGCTCTCTTTGCAACTCAGTTGTTCTTAACTCCTCTCCTGCAACTCTTTGACCTGCTCTGCTCTGTGCTCCTTCTTCTGCTGTCCGGCCTCTATCTTCTTGTCCTAAAACTCTCATCCCTGCACGCTCTTGTGCTCCTCTTTCAGCGGCAATTCCTCTTTCTTCTTGTCCTTCAACTCTTGAAGTAGCACGATTTTGCGCTCCCTGCTCTGCAAATCCTGCTCGTTCCTCTTGCCCACCGACTCTTGCAAGCGCTCTGTCTTGAGCACCTCCTTCCGCTTTAGTCGCTCTATCTTGTTCTCCAGAAACTGTTCTAGCAGCTCTATCTTGCTCTCCTAAAGTCTCATATCCCATACGAGTCTCTTGTCCTAATGCCTGACCTTTTCTAATGTCTTGCGTAGTGAAAAACTCTTTTTGTATTGCGTCGATTTCTGAACCTAATTTCATCATATATTCATTCTGTGACTGAAGTGACTGATTAAATGCTGCCCATGTGGCAGGAGTCATATCAGGTGTCGCTTGTACATTTAAGTCTTGTGGTTCCCAATCAAATGAACTTTTTGCAAACTCATTGTTTTCAGTATTGTTTTTCCAAGTATCCAATGGTGAGCTTGCTAGTGACATGTAATCTAATCCTGCCATTTTAAATTATTTTCTGATCTCTTTATTTTACTAGTAATTAACTAGGGACAACTCAACCAACAAACTTACGGAAATCTATAAGATTTGCTTGTGGAGATGCTGATGCAGCTAAAGCAGCTGTTGCCTCTGCTTGTGTCTTAGCAATATTGGCTGCTGTTTGCTGTAACTTCGCTCTCGTCATTGGAAGATTTGCAAGCTCCTGTCCATAAGCTAAGTTAAAATCTCCAGTCTGTTGAAGACTATCCTGAATAAGAGGCTTTTGAGTTAAATAATCTTGTACTAACTGCTCTCTATTTACATTTGCTTGCGTAACCCCTGCTGATTGTAAAACATTCAAAGTATCTACTAAATCACCTAATGGGTTTCCAGTCAATATTGCATTATTGTATGCATTCGTAGCAGCTTGATAAGCTTCCGAATCAAACTTTTCTGTTTCTTCAGGAGCTGTCCTTCCATATCCAGATCTACCATGTTCTCCACCAAATAAATTACCTTCTTGATCAAAATCCCAAATACCAAAAGTACCTAAATCAGCAATACCTGCAAGTACTCCACCTAATCCCGTTGGCCTATCTTTTCCAACTAAAACATTTCCTTTATTTAAACCACTACCTCTTTCTTGTGTCGCTGCTCCTTCAGGAATCTTGAGTTCTTTAGTTGTGTAATCTCCTACACTTGGCATACGTGGCTTACTTATGTCTACATTCCTACCAGAAATACCAGGATCAGTTACCAATCCTATAGACCCTAATAATTTATCTACTGCATTTTTTTTAACAGTCTCAAGAACCGTTT